AAGAGCCAAGTTAAAAGTAAAAAGTTAAAAATTAAAAATTAAAAATTAACGCTGACAGGTTCTGCGAACGCTGTCAGGTTTGTTAAAGACCACTGGTTTGGGTTATAGTCATATAGTTTTTCCTTTCTTTTTCGATTGTTTCGATTGCTGCATATATTTTAATATTTTTTATTTCGGTAATCATTTGGTCGAGTTTTTCAGTGATAGGTGGCACGGATTGCAAATCCGCGCCAGCGGTGCTATTTACTATCGCTGGCGCGGATTTGTAATCCGTGCCAATATATCCCCCATTTTGCCGTCCGGGGGGTATCATTTTTGAAAAATCGAGTTGTGCAACGGTGCCGGCAATTTGTGCCTGGTTTATAATGTCGAGGAATTTCCGGATTGACGGGTTGCGGGTTGCTTTTGCGTTTACCACAAACTCGTTAGCGTGCACAAAGTCGGCAATGGTGTCGTCGGTTCCGGGACCGGTGTACCCGCCCTGTTTTTTGCCGGTAAACTGCGAAATGGTTTGCCCCAGTATGGCGGCAATACTTCCAACGGCGGTGGCGGTGTTTACGGCCACCCACGGCTGTCCGGCAGTCATGGGGCTGGCGGCAACGGCTTTGGCATTGGCAACCCCGGTGTTAAAAATAACTTCGCCCACTGCCCGCGCCTGGTTAAGCAAAAACAGGGCTTTGCCCAGTTTGCTTTCGCGGCCTGCCATGTCCATAAGCGCCTCCATAATTTGCCCGGCAGCCCATACGCGTTCGCGTGCCAGTACTTCGTAGCCTTCCTGCTGGCTTTCCCAGTGTTTTATATTTTGCTCTGCAATTCCTTTCCCCTCGCGGCTCATTTGTTTCTGGTATTCCACCCAGTCTTTTTCCATGCTTTTAAGCAGGTCTATCTGCTGCTCGCGCTCGTTTACCTCTTTCAGTTTAATGTTTTCCATTTCTACCATTTCGGGCAGTCCCTGCGCTTCTCCGGGGGTTGGCGGTGCTGCGGGCGTGGGTGCTGGTGTGGGTGCTCCCTGCCGTGCCACCTGTTGCGCGTTGTAGTGCATTTCGGCATAACGCCGGAAAAACTCCTCCCACAGCATTTCGGCCTCGCGCAGGCTTTGCCCGGTGGCGCGGATGTCCTGAATCATGGCGTCTTTGCGCAGAATCACCTGGTCGAGTGCCAGTTTATTTTCCTGCTTTACCAGCTCCTGAAACTTTTTGTATTTGCGCCCCGAAAGGTTGAGCATGGCATCGTACACATCTGCAACCTCGTCGGTGGTAAATTTTCCGGCGCGTTTAAAAATGAGGTCGATGTTGGCCAGCTTAATAAGCGAGTCGGTAAAAAATTTCAGGGTTCCGCGGGTAAAGCGTGCCAGCACGCCGTCGCCCTGTTCAATGCTTAGTATAAAGCCCTGCCACGCACTTTTCAGTATGGTAATATCGCCGGCCACGTTGTCGAGCTGTACCTCCACCATTTCCTGCAGCTCGTCGGTAACGCCGGTAACGCTGTCGCGCAGATCGAGCATGGTGTCGGTAGCGCCGAGGAAGGTGTTGAACGCGGCAACGCTTCGTTTGTCGGTCAGTTGCAGTGTTTCGTTCAGGTCGATGCCGCGGGCGCGCAGTTCGGCCAGTGCGGGTGCAAGGTCGTCGAGGCTGCGGATGGGCCGGCCAAGTGCCTGGGCAAGTTTTCCGCTGCTGTCGGCAAGGTTCAGGAATATGTTACGGGTGGCGGTTGCGGCGCTGCTGGCATCGAAACCGGCGTCGCGCAGTTTACCGGTAAGCGCCACGGTTTCTTCGAGGCTAAACCCGAAGGCGCGGGAAACCGGTCCCACTGTGCTGAGAATGGTTTGGTAGTCGGCAAACGCCAGGGCGCTTCTGCTTGTACCCACGGCCAGCGTGGCGGCTACTTCGCCGGCATGCTCGGCACTTAGCCCGAAGGCGTTAAGCGCCACGGCCACTGTTTCGGCAGCGGGGCCGAGCTCGGCATTGGTAGCTGCGGCAAGGTCGAGGGTGGCGCGGGTGCTGGCTTTAATCTGGTTTTGCGAAAAGCCCATGCGGGCGAATGCGGTTTGCAGCTCGGTAACCTGACTGGCGGTAAATGCGGTTACTGAGCCATACCGGATGGCGTCGTCGGCCAGGTCTTGTATTTCCTGCCGGGTTTTACCCAGCACGGCGGCGAGGTTGCTCTGTGCTTTTTGAAACTCGATGGTTATGGATGCTACGCGGCGCAACCCTTGTATGATGGCAAAAAAGCCGAAAGCGGGCAGCAGCCCTTTAACGCTTCCGGTGAGGCGGCCCATAAGCCCGCGCTGGCGGGTAATGGCGCCGTTAACTTTTGAAAATTCGCCTTTAATGGCGCCTATTTGTTTGCTAATTGCTTTGTACTCTTTGGTATCGCGGTTCAGGAGGCGCTGTTCGGAGCGCAGGCGGTTGAGTGCTTTACGGAGGTCGGCCACACTTGCGCGCGAAAGGTTTTGCAAAACCTTATCTACGTCAAACGTTTCGCGTTTGAGCTTGTTGGCTGCGGCTGTAGCCTTTTTCATTTCGCGCTCGGCCTGCTTCACCCCTTTGGGGTCGCCGGCAGCCATAGCCTCGTGCATTTTTTTGCGCCACTTTTCGGCCTCGTTGCGGAGGTTTTTGAGCGCCTGTTTGGCCTGCTCGTCATTCAAATATACAGGTATGCGTGCTTCCTGATTAATAGCCATTGCAAAATTTTTGATGCAATGTAGGGGATGGGGGGTGAAAAGGAAAGGACAAAGGGAAAGTTGCAGGTTGCAGGTTTCAGGTTGCAGGAGGCAGGTTACGGGTTGCAGGTTGCAGGAGGCAGGTTACGGGTTACAGGTTGCAGGATGCGCGGACCCGATAGTTATCGGGAGTAACCGCGCATAAAAAAAGCCCCGTCGGGTAACTACTTCCGGCGGGGCGTGAACGGCCTGGCTTTAACAGGCTGGGGTCTCCTCCCGCGTTATTTCTTGTGCAGCTGCATGTTTACGGTAATTTCGGTAACGGCAATGTTGGCGTATTTTTCGCCCAGAATTTCTTTTAAGCGCATAACCTGTGCATAAAAGAGCTTGCCGCCCTTCCACTCGCGGGCTTTCATGTTAATGGTGCCACGGTCGGTAAAGTTACCGTAATAATTGTAGGCAAATTCAATTTTTTCAACATCACCACCTGCATTGCGGTAAAGCTCGTAGCGGAGGGAGTTGTACAGCTCGCCGGTGTCCCATAATTTAAGGTCGGTTATTTTATTGCGCCAGATGTTTAGCACAATGTCGGCCCAGGCGTCTATAGTTACGCTAATATCAGGATTCCCAGGCGTCGGCATCGTAAGTTAAATCTACAGGGTTTTCAACATTAAAAATAAAATAAATGCCGCTGGTGCCGTGGGCAAATGCCGGGGGTACCTCGTAAAACTGAATGCGGTTGAGGTCAACCACCTGAATGTCGTATTTTTCCTTAATCATTCGGCTTACAATGTTGCGGAATATGGCGCGGGCTTCGGCCATTACCGTGGCGCGGGCGTCCATGTCGGCATAAGTAGTGCGTGCAAGTATAAACACGGTGTATGCGCGGCGCTCGAAAAAAGCGCCTCCGGCGCCGCGGAAGGTCTGGCCGTCCTGGCTGTCGTCGATGGCAAAGAAACGGGATTCGCGGCGGCTGTTTTCGAGAATTTCCTCGAGGCCCTGCACCCCCGAAACGCGGGCAAACCTGTAGTTGCTTTTGGTGGCGAGCAGCTCGCCGTGCAGGGTTTGCATGTATGTAACCGGATCAAACATAGTTATCGTGTTTTCATTTTACGTTCCATTTCTTCGGCGTCTTTTGCGCGCAGTTCCATTTCGTCGAGGGCATACCACAGGGGCGAGCGCAGGAGGCGGTCGGTGAGGGTAATGTCGCCGTTGTTAAGCGTATGAATAACGCCGTTAATGTAGCTGCGCACGTTAAAGCTGTTGCTTTTGCCTCCGGGCTTAAACAGTGTGGGGCAGCGGCGCGGCACAAATGTACGGAAGCCCACATACCACATAAAAACGGCGTTTTTGGTTTCGTCGGGCAGCGAGCAGAACCGGCGGGCGCGGGTTTGTATTTTTTCGGCATCCCAGCGGTGCCAGGGTGCGCGGTAAAGTACTGCAATAAGGTTATCGAGGTGTTTTGTTTCGCGGGTTTGCACGTAGGCAAAATAGTAGTTTTCGGCCATGAGGTACTCCTCGAGCGTAGCGTTGTAAAGGCGGTAGTGGCGGGCGCGTGCCAGGCGTATCCACTGCAGCGGTTTTATTTCGTCAATTTCGAGCAGGTAGCGGCATTTTTCGGTCATTACGGCCATTTCTTCGGGGTCGATTATCACCTCTTTTTTGATGGACTTGTGGGCGAAGGTATTTTTTTTACCTACCACCACGCGCAGGCCGGTAAGGAAAAGCAGGGCGCGGGTTAAAAAATCGGCCTCGCCCTGGTTAAACCTGTACAAATTGGCCACAAACAGGAGTTGTTTTGCAGATAAATCCTGCCAGCGGGTGGGTATGTAAAGCCTCAGTTCCATTTAAAATATGCTGCTAAAAATTTCGTTATCGGTTTCATTTTCAAACCCGGTGGCAATAAGCGCCTCGTAGGTTTTGCTGGCCTTAAATACCGGGTAATTGTCGGGCGTTGCCATTAGCGTGTTGAGTACTTTCTCGAGCAGTTCCACGCCGCGGGCTTTAAAGTGACTTGCGTAGCTCTGCAGGCGCTGCTCGTTGGCGTAGTTGGTGGCGTATGGTTTGCTGCTGCGCACCATGCCGTTGGTATCTACAGAAACGCTCATGTCGTGAATGCTGTCGGAAAGCGAAAGCAAACAAATGGCGTGGCGCAGGTTATTGAGGATGGCAAGGTCTGCGGTTGAGAAATCGTCGTCTTTCTGGTCCTCGATAAGTGCATCCATGTAATCGGAAGAAATAACCTTTGCCACGGTGGTGCTTTGTGCGGTAATAATGCTGCTGTGCATTTTGTCGAGCGTGTCGCGGTCGGCAATGTGGTGGTAGGTGCGGTAAATGGTAAGTGTTGGCAGCAGGCTGTTAAACAGTCGGTCGAACTCGGTGCTCCCCTTCCAGTCGTCGTGGTAGGTGGTGTTTGCCATCAGGTAATCGATCAGAAAATCGAGCTCCTGGTCGCGGCGTGCGAGGCATTGTGCGCGGAGGCGTTCAACGCGCTCTTTGCTGGCGGGCGCCTTGTTGGTGCTTTGTATCACACCAAACCCGGCCTCGGTGTGCTGCAGGTCGAGGAACGGCACGGCATCCCAGTAGGCGTGGTTGGCAATTACGTTTCGGCAGAGGGTAATCAGGGTATCGTCCTGCCCGGTGCTGGTGCTGTCGTCAATCATTGCCAGTATGGTGTTGTACAGGTTTGTGCCCAGCACCTTGTTTACCAGCCAGCGTTCGGCGCTGTGGCTGTATGTGCGCAGGTCGTCGAAGTGGTTGTAACCCACGGCTGTGGGCACGGCTTCAACAAACTGGTCAATGGTTTCAATTATCTTCGTTGCCATTTTGCTGTGTTTTATTGTTAGAAACTTCCACGGCGTCGGTGCCCTGGTCGAGTGTGGTGAGCATCAAATCGGGTATATCAAATTTGAGGTTCCAGGCGTTTACTTCGTTTATCACTTCAAACGGAATAAGCATAATGTCGCGGGTTAAGCGTTCAAGGGCCTGTTTCATGGTAAACAGCTCGCGGGCTTCGGTGCCGTTAATGTTTTTGTTTTTGCCGGGGCTGCTTCCAATCAGGCTGGGGTGCACGCCCATTGCATAACTGATATTGTTTGCGGCTTCCTCGGCGTCTTCGATGTAGTCGCCACCCTCAATTTTGTTGTTGAGCACCTCAATACGAATCATGCGCTGCTCCTTGCCGTTGGGGTCGATGTAGTAGCCGCTCAGCCAGCTTTTGTTCTGGTTCTCTACCCCCGAAAGAAAGTTTTTAATGTTTTCGATTTCGGTTTTTTTGCGGGCTTTTTTGGCGGCTTGGTCGGTAATTCCCTCGCTGGAAAACAGCATGGTGAAATAATCTTTGTGCAGTTCCACCAGGTATTTAATGCTCATGCCGTTTTGCATCTTCGCCACTTTTGCCGATGGTATCAGGGTTTTGAGCGTGTACCATCCGCTGTTGAAGGTGCTGCAGTAATAGGGAAACGGGTAATATTTCTGGCCGGGTGTGGGTATGCGGTTTACTATGGCAAACACGCGGTCGGTGGTTGGTTTCTCTTTTTTGCCGGTCCGCGGGTTTGGCTCTTTACCCAGTCGCACCATGAGGTCGGTTACAGGGTCGTCCTCGTCGAGCAGCGGGTAAGCGTCCACATCTTTGTCGGCTGGGTTGTCTTTCCAACTGGCAAAAAACACGTTTTCAATTTTGCCGGTGGCAGGGTTGCAGGTTTCAAACCGGCAGTTAATTGCCTCGCGGTGGCGTATCTGCACAATTTTGTCGCCGGCGTTGTTCAGCGTTAAAACCATTACCGAAAAGTAAAAGTGTTTGATGTCGGTAATTTGTTCAGCCCAAAACTTCACCATGCTGTTTCTCCGGAAAAACCGCAGGATGTTGGTATCGGTTACCGGTGTGCCGTCGTCGTTTGTGTAGGTAAAGCCACGGCCATACGCGGTGTTAATGTTAAAGAGCATGTTGCTGCTCATTACCTCGTCGTCGCGTATTTTTTCGAGCACTTCGTAAGGCTGCTCGTTGGTTTCGCCCCAGGGAACGTAACCGCGGTATTTCTTTTTAATGTTAACGGGGGTTACATCTTCGTAATCGAAAATGCGGCTGGTGTCCTGCGTAAACAGGGCGGCCAGTTTTTGGTTGCCACTTTCAATAATGTGCATTCCTGTAACGCCGTCAAATGTTTGTGTGCTCATAAATAAACCTCCTCACCGTTTATGCTGAATATAAGCAGGGCCTTTATTTTGCGCACTTCGCGGGAATCTATAAAAAGGATGTTGAAGGTATTCCCCTCAAAAAATGAGCTGGTGCAAACCACGTTACTTGCGTGCACAATTTCGCCGTTTTTCTTCCAAAAGGAAATATCCAGCGGATCTTTACTCTCTAAAACTTTACGTGCCTCTGTTATATGCAGCATGTTTATTTTTTGGAGGCAATGTAAACAGGGGGCGCTAATAAGGAAAGGACAAAACTATTCGCGTTTTTTGAAAATGTATTGCGGCGGTGTGCCTTCGTTTCCGCCAACTGTATTAATGTAATTCCATCCGTGCCGGGCCATAAAGTTTAAAACGGCGGTGGTGGTTTTTAAATCGATTGGTTTATTGTTGTCGTCAACAAAAACAAATTTTCCCAGCTCATTGAGTAAGGCAAACGAGCCCTGCGGCGTTAAAACCACAACTGAGTAAACTTCCACCACCTCTTTTAATTCCTGCACGTTCTTTTTGTTATCCATTATTTTTTGCGCATTTGCGGCGCAGGCAAACCCGGCAAAAATCAAAAGTAAAACTAATTTCTTCATTTTTTTTGGTTTAAAATTCACCTAAAATTACTAAATATTTAATAATCACCGGATTTAAAAAGTTAAAAATTTATCAATCACATTTTTAAGCCCGGCCAGGCGCACACAAATAAACCGTGAATCCTTCCGGCT